GAACGATATCCAAGAAGAAAGTTACGGAGGCAGGGGTTGAGGTTCCAGCCCTCGCTCGCTTGAACCGAAAAACAAACTTACGAGATTCCAATCCAGAGGGGAGTAATGGGTACTTATGCCGCTGGATTAAGTACTCCGAACCTGGGGTTCCCTGGGCATAGATCTCAATCATATCCACGAAGGCCCGATCCAGGTTCGTGAAACGAAACTCCATCACATCTTCCAGGGCTGTTGGGTCCAGCCCAGAGATTGCTCTCCCAACTAAGGATGTGGTAATTCGAGCTTTGCTATTCGCGATCCCGCTGGTCAGTGTAATCCGCTGCCAGCCCGACTGATTTGCATCCCACTCATCCGCAGGAATTTTAGCCAGAGTTCCGACAACCCCCGCGCCGGAGCCAGCAATGGAAAAACCTGTAGCCACGCTCCCAGAAAGCCCCCCGCCTGAACTCCCCCCTGTTCCGAGCAAGAGAGGATTGGAAATCCACTGAGGTTGCGTCGGATACACATCGGCAGAGTCGGTAGAAAGTGGAGAAGGAAAATCCGTAACGTCAAGAATTCTAGGAAAGGCGGCGAGCAGCTCCTCTGCAAGCAAAGCCCGAGCTACCTGGGTAAAATGCACTCCATCTACAAAGAGGGAAGTGATCTGCGATCCGTCTGGATTTCGCAGAACGGAACTCGCATTCACCCAAACAAACTTGGGAGAGTGGGCTAAGCAATAGGCTTCCAGCCAGGTATTGTATGCAATCGTCAGGGCATTTTGCGCTGAATCGGCAAGAGGAGGCACCGACATGACGATGACTTTTTTTGCATATCCAGCGATACTCGCGAGTAGGCTTGTAAAGACAGGAGCAAGGGAAGCGATGCTGATCGAACCGCGGGCGCTGTTAGTCCCTGCTATGATGTAGCCAAGGCCAATAACGGGGAGCCCTGCCCAGCCGGGTTGGGCCGCATCATAGTTATTATTGATCCGCGAGTTCATCGCGGCGACGTCCTGATTCGCTACTCCAGCATTCGTCAGAACTTGGATCTTCCCCCCGAGAAGGGAATTCGTTACATACCAAGGGGAAAGCCCATAACTATCCGCAGTTAAGGAATCCCCCATCAGAGCGATCGTTGGAGGGATGTACGAGCGCCCTGCTCGGATCAACCCCCCAGAATCGCACCGATAATAGCCTAACTTCGGGGAGCCCATGATTAGGCGTAGCCCTCAGTCAAGGTACAAGCCGGGGTAAAAGGAATATCAACTCCAGTCACCACCGCCCCGGAGAAACTCATCTCCCCTGGAATAGCAAACGTCATGATAGGAACGTCGGCTGACGTGGTAAGCAAGCAGAATGTGGGAACCCCTCCCACGTGCAGGGCGCTGTTCTGCGTGATTGTCTCATTCACATCAACAACTCCGTCAGTGGAAGTGCCAAGCGCCCCTGTAACCGCCAGCGTAGCTAACAGCGTCCCAGCCGGGGTTAAAGACTCGGTCCCCGTGTACAGCTTGTATTTCGGGTTCGTCCCTGCCGCGGAAATGTTTGCCGCAGCTCGAGCATTGCGCAGCGTTGTCGACATTTTCATACAAAACTCCTCAATCTTGCAAAAGAATTACCGCTGAATGTAGAAGGGGGAATCGTAGGTCAGAACAAAGGGCTCCGCCGAACAGACCTTGATCCCTCCAAAGTCGATATAGTGCATAAGAATATCCGTCGGCTTGTATATGATAGCCCCGGCCGCAGCGAAAGATCCCACAAGCCAGGCGCTGTCAATAGTCGCATAGGTAATCGGCTGTCTTCGATTTACCCGATCCAGGGTTCCGAGAGTGAAAGCCTGGGAGGCCCCTCCTGCCATATAGCCGGACCCAACCACCTCATTATCCACATCCGCGTAGGTGGTCCAGTTATCCAGATTCGCCGCGGAGAGACTCGAGGTAACTAGCAACACCTTCAGCGCCAGCGTATCGAAATCCAAATCCGCCTTCGCTATCGATCGGAGCATGCTTGTGAAATTTGCGGATTCCATAAAGACCTCAGAGATAAATAAGGGAATTTCTTTCGGTCCAGCGGTGTTGATACGCGCTGGTCCCCTCAGCCCACAGAATACTTATGGAAGAGCCTGTAGTCAAGACCTTCTTAATTTTCCATCCGGGGTCTGAATCAAGCGTTCCCAACTCAGCATACCCGACAAGGAGAATTCCAGGCGTTTCCTCATCTGTTCGGAGAGCAAGGTCGGGGGAAGAAACAACCTGCCGATACGTGGGGAGTTCCATCCCAACAACCTGCTCCGCCTCCCAGGCCTTTCCCCTATCCGCCGCCTCAAGGGGGCGAAGGAATTCCTTACTCATCATCGTCAAGGAGCTCAGCAATCGCATTCTTCTGCGACAGGCCAATCTCCATCTTTTGCGCCGCAAGGCTCAAATGCCCCTCGAAACCCTTCTCCTCTGGATCATCAGGCTTCCTGAAGGAAAGGCTTTCGATCGTACCGATGAGCGTCACCTTGACGACTTGCCCCGGTTTGAACTGCCGCGCCGTTTTCGCCACATCCTTATCGAGCTCCAAGGTAACGCAAGGGGATTGTTTTTCCAGACTAGTCGTACCAATAATCTCGGACATTGTGAAGCTCCTAGTGAAGAAGGGGAGGATAATTATGAATTACCCGCCCCTTTAATTGCCCTACTGCCTTACAGCCTTAAACGACGAAATTGCTGATCCAGCCCATCGTCTTGGCGTGCTGCAGTTCCAGACCGGCCTCGGTCAGCCACTGGCCCTTTTGCTCGTCCGCGTCGTTCGCCTGGATGTTATCCTTGAAGGTCGTATCGCGCATCGTGCGGTACTTGACGGCGCTCGGGTCAAGGATGAAGGCGTCGTTCGTGAAGCGCGCATGGACGTTGAACAGCGGGTGGCTCTTGACGTAGATCGTGCCCTGTGGCAAGACCCAACGCTGGAGCTTCATGCCGTAGACGTCGACGATACCGTCGAAGTTCACGCGCGTACGCGACTGGCTGGCGGCCAGCTTGTTCAGGCCGTTCAGGAAGCCGTTACCGGAAAAGACGATCCGCTCGTCGCCGGCGCCGCTGTTGTAGTCGAACACCTTGTAGACCGCGTCGGTGAACGAGGTCTCGGTCGGCGTGGTCGTGAAAGCCGTAATCATGTTCGGCGCGTACTGCGAGAGGAACCAGAGCATTCCGCCGGTGAAGCGGAGCGGCTTGCCATTGGAACCAGTCGCCTCGAAGCGCTTGCCGAACAGGAAGGCCATTTCCATGGCGACCGAGTGGTCGAACATCTTGCGCTTCTTGTCGTTCTTCAGCGGATCGCCGGTACGGGTCTTGGTACGCTTCGCCGTCTCGGTAATATCGTAGGTCGTCTTGAAGATCTGGCACAAGTTCATGAACTTGGTCGGATTGCGAGTCGACGCCGACGGCGCGCTCGAGCCTTCCGCGAACACATTACCGATCTTCGTCAGCGCCGTACCATTCGCGAGCGCCGCGGCCGACGTACCGGACTGGCCGCGCGTCAGCACGATAGTCGTCGCATTCGTCACCGAGGCGGCAACGACAACTTCGTTGTTGTACGCCGAGGTCAGCGCCTTCTCGACCAGGAACACGTCACCTGCGACCACGTCGAACGCATCGGTCACGTTGGAGCTGACGACGATGCTCGTGTCGGTCGTGGCATAGCCGGTCGTGTAGTTGACCGTCAGACGCAGCGCATTCATTTCTTCTTCGTACCAGGAGAATTCCGGATCGTTCGTCGACTCGGACTTCATCTTCGACAGCAACGCCGTCAACGGCGCTTGCCCGTTCGGATTGCGCCAGAGAATCATCTCACGAAAGTTCTTCGGACGCTCATCCGTCCCCCAATCACCTGTACCGCGGAGTCCAGCAACAGCCATGATAATACTCCTTAATTGTCTTCACTCAGAAATTCATCGGCCAGCTGAGTGTACAGGTTATCCGATCCACGTTGAAGCATTCCCCCGCCGCTTCCGCGCGCAGGAGTAAAGGGGATCGGAGCCGCCACCTGGGGAGCCGCTTGAGCCGCGGCCGGAGCCGGAGCCTGCACAATCCCCAAAGCTGACCTGACGAGAGCGCCAATCGCCCTCGCCGCTTCTTCCGGCGGTGCTGTCCTGTTCACGTTGCGATAGACCTGCCCGAGTTGCATGATCGCCGACTCGTATTGCGGATCTGCCAGATCCGGGTTCACGGACGTAAACAGGCTCTTCGCCCGAGTGTTCATTTCCGTGTGACTTTGGATCTGTTGCATCATGACAGGCATCATCGCCTGCACCGCCTGCATTGCATTTTCAAGAACCACCATATGAGCATTTGCCATGAGCCGTGGCAAGACGACCTCGGGCTCGGTCAGGAGGGCCGCCGCATCATCTTCGTTGATGCTGTACGTCTTTTCCAGTTCCGAAACACGGGTAGCTCGCCAGGTCTGGTATTGCTCCGGGGACGCCGCTGGCTGTTCCGGAGCTGCCTGTACGGGGGCTTGGGCGGGCTTGGCAGGTTCCGGCGTTGCCGGAGTTACCGCAGGCGTCTCGGCCGGAACCGCAGGAGTCGCCGGGGCAGGCGTCGGAGCAGGTGCAGCTTCCGGTGCGCTTTCCTCGACAATGTCCTCGCCCTCGACCGTATCGTCCTTGGTGAGTTCTTCCGCCAAACCAACCCAATTAACGTCGGACTCCGTCGAGTCGTTCGCAGGTTCAGGAGCCGCCGGCGCCTCGGAAACGAAGGAGGTGTCGCTGCCCCCCGCCGAGCCTTCGCCGCCAGTCTCTTCTTCTTGCTTCAGCCAGAATTTCCGTTTCATCTTCTTACTCCTCGTCTGATTGAGCGGACTTCAAATCCGCAGTAATTTCTTCGTACATCGCCTGAGCGGTCATCCCGATGCTCAACCGCCCTTCCAACATTCCCTTCTCCCGCTCCAGCCGGTAGAGATCGCTTGGATCACTGACCGGCCCGAACAGAATTGCATTCTGCATGGCGTCTGCCTGCCCCTGCAACGCCTTCATCAATGATACCCACGCGGGATTTTCAAACAAGTTCTCCCACGCTTTCTTTGCCTCCAACATATTTGAAGGGTCTTGATAGTCCTCGAGGTTCATCAGCCAGTACTCCCCATGCCAGGAATTTGAGAAGGTTCCTGCGGGTTCTGCCGCATCGGAACCACGTTGCCAGCTTGCGCCTGCTGCTGCATCATCCCATCAGGCACGACTTGAATCCTGAAGCGATTGATGTTCTTGAGCCCACCAAGCTGCGCGACAAAGGCGAAGATTTTCGCCATGTCGTACCCCTGCAGCATGCCGGGAACCTTGCTCATCGAGGCCATCATTTGTTGCCAGAGATTAACCTGAGCGAACCGATCAACTGGCATCGTGCCGTCAACAGGCACGAAGTCGAAAAAGCCTGCGATCTTGTCAGGCGTAATCATCATGTAACTTTCGCCGAACTGCGCCTGGTCGCCGACGATCCTGAACTTGCGCTCAGCCGTGAAGAGCTGCTGTGAGGACATGGAGAGCTTCTGAGCGAGGGGAGAAAAGCCTGTCGCCGAGAACCACTCGCAGTTGGTCTTCAGCCGGTTCACGCCGAAGGTCGTGGAGGAGCGGACTTCTGTCGCCGTCTTGCGCCCACCGGAATTGACTGAGCCCATGACGTTATCATTAACGCCTGTAACGCGTTGGGCCAGCTGCTCGACGAGAGCCGAGTCGGAAAGGTTCGATCTGGTAACGTCAGCCACATTGAACTGGCTCATCATCGTCCGAACGTCTCCGCCGTAGGCCGCCGGCTTGAGCCGGATCATCTTGCCAGGGTTGGGGTCTTCCATATCTCGCGTGTTGATCTTCGAGGGATCAACAACGAACATGTTGTTCAGGGCCGCACGCACATTGTAGAAGTGCGAGTTGAACAGCCACTCGAGAGTCTTGTTCAGGGGATCAAGGACCTCGAGCATCGAGCGGTTGAACACGTTGTAACCCTCGACCTCGAACGGAATCACATCGAAGGGGTAGCGGTTGTGGGCCAGTCCCAAAGGCTGGCAGCCGATTACAATCCGCTCGTTCGCAATCGTGAAGACCCACTTCTCTGGCCGACTGCTCGTGCCGATGCCGAGCTCGCTCGGAATAACCTGCCAGTGGAACTCGTGAATCTTGACTGAGGAAGGGTGCTTCCCATCAGTTGCATAGAAGTTCAAGTCCTCGCCGGGAAGATCGGAGTCCTGTCCGGTTCCGCCAGTCGAATCCCGCTGGTACTCGCTTTCACTTTCCAGAAGCTTCACGTTGAAATACTTGCCCTGCGCGGCGCCGGTCACGAGCTTGCCCCAGCCGACCTTGTCCTCGACCATGCAGAACTCACCCTCTTGGAACCGGACAAGCGGAACGCCTGGGTCAGTCAGGAAGTCTTGCGGCCGGATATTGTAAAGCTTGTTCCCTTCATAGCCGACCTGAAGGGTAGTCACTTGCTTACGCTCGAGCGTCCCCGGAATATCCATGCCCAGGAACTTCCGCGGCTGCTCAACCGTCTGGGTAATCGGGAACTCTTCTTTGTCCCAGTAGTGCCCGATAACGCCATGGGAGTACTTGCCGATATCCATCAGCCAGATGAAAAGAGGAATCAGGTTCTCCCCGGCATTCAGCTGGTAGGCCAAAAGGCTCTCCATAGCCATTTCGGCGTCCTGCGCCTCACCGTGCCGGCCCTGCATCTGGAAGATCGGGTCTCGGGCGAGGAAGACAGAGGTGTAGTACGTGTGCGCCGTGAGCAGCATGGCGTAGCTGTAGGGAATTGAGATGGTCGTGTAGTCGGGGTTTCCGAGCTTTCGTCCATCCTTCCTGATCTTGTCGACGTCCTTCTCAGCCATGTAGGCCGTGAAGGTGTCCTCGTTCTCAGCCCACTTCTCTTCGCGTTTCTTCCGCTGAGCGTCACGCGCCAGATTCTTCCGCTGCTTAAAGTTCGAGATAATCTTCTCGTGGAGCTTATCGCCACGAGGAACCTTGACTACGCCGGGGGCCAGCTTTTCAGCAGATTTCATGGAGCACCTCTAAAAGAAAGCCGAGGAGTATTGTCCTCGTCATCAACCTCTTCATATTCACCTTCGAGCCATTCGTCGAGTCCCTGCGTCTGACTCCAGGTGATCCCCATCGACACGGCGTCAAGCACGTCATCGTGCATCTTGATCACCGGGGAATACTCAACGAATTGCTCAGTAAACTTCGTGTGCGACGGAAGACAGTAGAACCGCTGATATCCTGTCGTCTCGCCAAGAGCCTGGATAATCCGGTCAGGCTTCGACCGGCGATCCTGAATCTTGTAGATAGGCAGATAAACTCGCTGCTCCCGCATCGCCTTTTCGAGGTACCACGCCAGCACGCGCTGGTACGCAATACTCTCGACAACCACACCGAGGGGTCTCCAGCGGCGTGCAAATTCAAAGACGGTAGCCTTCACCATCTCGGGGTCTTGGCCTACGGCGGCCTTGTAATCCACAAGATAGACATTATCCCTGTGGAAGGCAAGAACTGCCACCACGTTGTCATCAGCCTCGTCGGAGTCGCTTGAAGCCGGGTCTATTGCAATCACGTAAGTGCAGCGCTCAGGAAGGGTCTCCCAATGCTTTAGGTTCTCCGCCTTGAAGCTCGCCAGCTCGGTCGAGATGATCTTGCAAGCCTTCTCCTTCATCCAGATGGAGAGCTGGCCGACCTTAATTGCATTCTCCTTCTGGGCAAGGACTTCCGCAGTCGGGTAGCGCTCCGGCCAGCGGCTTTCGTCGTTCTCGTCAAGAATGCCGTAGCGGAAGAACTTCCAGTCAGGGTTCGTCTCGCAGCCCTCGATCAAGTCGAACTTGCTTTTCGGGGTATCGAGGATAATGGCCTTGGCGAGGGGCGCCTCTGACCTCGGGGCAAGCGAGTTAAGAAGGGCGCCGAAGACCAGATTCAGTTCCTTCGCGCGCTGGCCCGGGCTGCTCGCCGCCTCGTCAGTCGAGGTGTCGTCGCAGATGATCAGGTCTGGCCGGTGATCGTCGATGTTGTAGCCGCGAAGCTGGCCGGTGATGCCCAAAGCCAGAATCGTAATCGGCGTGTCGAAGAGCTTGTGATGGATCTCGATATGATCGTCCGACCACTTGCTGCCCTTCTTCAACCCGAACGTATCAGTCCACATTCGGTTATGCTCGATCTGCCGCTTGATCCAGCGGAGGGTCAAGATCGAGTGGCCTTGACTGGCCGAGACTACAAGAATCGTTCTCGAGATTCCGTAGGCGATCCGCCTGGAAAGGAGGGTCCGCACCAAGGTGGTCTTGGCACCGTCTCGAAAGACCTCGATCGCGATGTTCCGCCAGTCGGGGTTATCGAAGGCCTGCCCGATCAGCTCATGAAAGTAGGGAGACTTTTGCCGAAAGGTCTTGGGAAAGAACAGCCGGCCGTAGCGGGTCAGGCTCGTCGCACCAAGCTGGACGGCCTCCTTGGGGGAAATGGGGAGCATTCCCGAATCGATCAGGGATGCCATATGTGAACCTTGAAGGAAGGGTGAGCCATTCCGACCTCGTGCGCGAGGACAGTCGGCTCGGGGAAAAGCGTCGCCGGGTCGTACCAGCGGACAACCTCGCAAGCCTCATACTTCCAGAGGCTCTTCGGAAAGATCAGCTCGAGGACGGGCTGGTAAAGGTGCCGGACTTGCCACCACGCGTCAGCCGTATGCTGGTACTTCACCTCGACGATGCAAAGCTTGCCCAAGACTGGATCGAAGAGCAGGCCGTCAGGCTGGCACCAGCGCCAGGCCCCGCCTGTGAAAAAGCGAAGCCAAGGGGAAGGAATGTACCTCTCACCATAGAACTCGCCAAGGTGCTCCTGAACCTTCTTCTCGTACTGGACGCCCTTGAGCCGCGCCCCTGTGTAACGGCGCTTGCGGAGGCGCGGGGGCTGGCTCAGCTCCGCGCCGAGAACCCGCCCGGCTGGCTTGAAGTCCTCAGGCGGAAGAGGAGGCAGAAGGGAAAGGGCGAGGCTCACGAGATCTCCCCTTCAATCGGCGGAGGGAGCTGGCTAGAAACGCCCATCTGCTTTTGCGCGTCGAGCAGATCACTCGCCTGAATGAAGAAGTTATTCTGCTGGTTTGTCGGCGCCCCTCCCGGGTTTCGCGAGGACTGCGGCGCGTAGCCCATTCGGTGGAGAAGCTTGTCCGTCGCGTCGAGAATGAAGTCGGGGTCCTCGGTCTTCTCCAGCGCGTCCGTCAGCTTTTCAATCCCAATGTCGGCAGCCCTTTGCAGTTTTTCCGGAATGCTCTCAGCAAGCCTCAAAAAGACTCGCTCCTGCTTTTGCTTCAAGGCGGCTTGGAAAAGATCGCTGTGAATGACGGAGCTTAGCCAGCTTTGCGTCAGCTCGAAATGGTCGGCGCATTCTCTCAGCGGACGGTCCGGGTTGAGCAGCATCCAGTTCATGATCGACTCGTGGACATGAGAGAGGCGGACCAGCTTCCCCTCGGAATCAGCAGCCATAAGGGCCTCCTTTGTTTGGCGTTGGAGCTAGCCTACTGCGGCCGGCTCCGCTTGTCAAGGGCTGGGGTTTTGGCTTTTAAATGGGCAAGTAACTTTAAGTTAACCTCCCATTCAATTCCAGACTGCTTAAAATCCGCCGAGTCGACATTCCCCCCCGAGTAAGCCCATGCCCTGGGAGGGCGGCCGGGGTAGGCCTAAGTCGTTGATTTCATTGGGGTTTTTTTGGGAGCTGTACATTCTGGTCAGGTAGTGTATACTTTGTACATGGGTAGGGGAAAAGGAAACGAAACAAAAGCCCCGACACCTGACACGAAGGGCAGCACAAAGCCTACCGCGTCTCTCTTTAACAAAGTGGAGTTGTTTTGAGGTATCGGGCGCGATCGCCCTTGCCTCGTGGGAATTTTCCCAAGTTGGATTACACTGGAGAAGAATCATGGCAAAGGTACAGGAAAAGAAGTTCATCAGCAAGTTACTGCCGACTGACGTTGGCGGACAGCCGAGAAGCGTTCGGGTCGTCTTGGGGAATGGGGTTGAGGTTGTCGGTTGTCTGGACAACTACACGCCCGAGATGGTCGAACGGCTGGCCCTTCATGGGCTGAGTCAAAAGCTTGGCGATGGTGGCGCGAGCTTCTCGAAGACGAACGACTATCATGGCGCATTTGGCGCGATCCAAGGGATCGAGGATAACCTGAGGAATAATGCGTGGAGTGTCCGGACTGGCGGCGGAACGGCGGATTTGACTACGGCGATCGCCGAGTTGCAAGGGCTGGAGCTGTCGGATGCGGATGAACTGGTGAAGCGGATGACCGAGGAGCAGTTGGCTGAAGTCAAGAAGCATCCGAAGGTTAAGGCGAAGATTGCCGAGCTGGTTTCGGCAAGGGCAGCAGAAGCCGCGAAGGCCTCGCCGGATGAGGACGGGCTGAAGAGTCTGCTCGCCGGGATCGGATTGGGAGCTTAAGGTAAAGGGCCGACCTTTCAGTCGGCCCCATTTGAAAGGGGACTGAGATGGCACTTGACGGACGGATTATCGAGGGAAAGGAATACGGCGAGCATATTGAACTGGCCTGCCGTAACCATCCTGAGAAGCGCTGGAGCACGAAGAACATTGGCTGCATCGGCGCAAGGACGATTTTCTACAATCTGGAAGGAGACAGAAACATGGGGCAGGAATGTGACTGCCCGGCGAGCTGTCTGTATCCGACGGGAGACTGAGATGAATGAAGAAGATCTGAAGGTTTCTGAGGATGTTCTTTTGGCTGAGATGTTCTTCCTCAACCATTGGGGCTGGTTTGAAGGGCAGGTCTGGTTTGAAGAGTGGAACTGAAAGCAGGGAGGAGGCTTTTGGCCTTCTCCCTATTTTTTTTGTCCTGAGCCCGCCCGCCTGGGCGCTTGGCGCTGGGAGAATGCCAGGCCAAAGACCACTCCCGAGGCCTTGGCGCTGGATGCTACGTCGTGTTAGCAAAAGGCGGCCGGGCTGGAAGGCAGGAAAAAGGGCGGAGGCGAGGCCAAATCCAATGGAGTTCCGAGAAATTTTCCTGACGCTCCAAACAATTCCAAAGGGAGCCAAAGTGCCCTAAACAAGCCCAAACAAGCCAATCAGTCAATCACTTTCGACTTTGGGTGTGGGGGCGGAATAAACATCCCATTTAATGCTCCAAGTGCCACTGACCCAAATTGTTCAGTTATTTATAATTTGTTCAGTTTTTTTTTTTTTTTTTTTTTTTTTAAAGA